CGTAGATGGATGCTTCCATTTAATATGCCTTGTGTTACTGCCCAACTTATTAGAGGCAACAATGAGATGAACGAACGAGGTTTCTACATTGTAGATACCCTAAGAATTACTTTAAACGTGGGTGATGTAGAAAGACTTTTGCCTGATATGTTAGTAAACCCAGACAGGCACATTAAAGACCGTATCCTTTACCGAGGAAACGTTTTTGTTCCAACTCGTGTTTTGCCTAAGGGACACTTTGGTTACCGCTGGTCAGTGGTAAGTATTGATTGTCTTGAAGTCAACGCTGATGAGTTGGTCAATGACCCACAGTTTATGCAGTACGCACAAAAAGGAAGTAAAAATTTACCTGTTATCCAATACCTTGGATACGGGGCTGGCAATTATGGCACGGAAGGATACGGTTACTAATGGAAAATGTATTTTATGAGGCAGCACTAAAAACGCTAACTGATGAACTTGAGGCAGCACAGGATAGTGCTCAAGTTGAACGGTTAACTAACGCTATTGCTTTTCTTAAGAAAGAAAATGGCGTAGAAGAGGCTCCTGCTTCAGATGCCACTGAATAAACCCACTCGCGGTGAACTTAACTGGGACACCAAACTTAACGCTGCCCTAGATTATTTAGATACAAAACTAGGAGCAACTGGTCCTACTGGACCTGGTGGTTCAAGTGGTGCAGTTGGTGCAACTGGACCTACAGGTGCTGCTGGTGCAGTTGGTGCAACTGGACCTACAGGTGCTGCTGGTGCAGTTGGTGCAACTGGACCTACAGGACCAAATAACTCTGCAGGTACTCCAATTTCTTACTCCCCTGTTTTTTCAAGTTCTGGTGGTACTGGTTCTGCTGCTTTTACGGGAACACCAGCAACTGGTTCATACATGAAAGTAGACAAACTTGTTACTTTTAGAATTAAAGTTTTATTTACAACGTTTACCTCATTTGGTACAGGTACTGGAAATCAATACTATTTAACTTTGCCTTTTGCTCCAGTAGATTTTGTTACCTTTAGAAACGCTGTTTATGTAAAAGCATCTAATGGAAATAGGTATGAAATATCTGGTAGTGCAGCCTCTGGAGCAACAACATTAACTTTATGGCACTCTGCTGGAAGTAATGCTGACAATCCCATGAACCAAACTTACCCAGTTTCTCCAGCAACAGCAGATTACTTCTATATTTCAGGAACTTACGAGGCTCAATAATGCCATTTAAATCAGAAGCACAGCGTCGCCTGATGTGGGCTAAAGACCCAAAGATGGCAAGGGAATGGGAATCTAAAACCCCTAAAGGTAAACAACTTCCAGAAAAGGTAAAGAAAAATGGCAGAAAAAAAGAAGGTCGTTAAGCCAGAAAAGCCAGTTACTTTAGGTATTGGCATTCCTGGTAAAAAGAAAACCGTGACACACAAAGTCTCTAAGAACAAAAAGGGAGATGTGGTTGTAGAACATACAAACACTAACCAAGGTAAATATGACAAGATTAACCTCACCAAGATGGGTGGCTCTAAAACCATTCAGCAAGGCGTTAAGGCTGTGCAAAAATGGCATAAAGCAAACCCCCATACAAGTAGGAGCAAATAATGGCTAAAGATAAAAACCCATGTTGGGACGGTTATGTTCAGGTAGGATTCAAGAACAAGAATGGTAAGAAAGTGCCAAACTGTGTTCCTGAAGGTTCAGGTAAAAAGAAGGTTGCAAAACCAAAGAAAGGTGCCAAATAATGTGTGCTTCATGCGGATGTAAATGCACAAAAGAAAAAGCAATGAAGGGTTGTAAGTGTTCTTGCAACACTTGTAAGTCAGCACGTTCTGGCAAGAAAACCACCAAAGGTAAGACCCTTTCAGCAGGTCAAAAGAAGATTGCTTCTGCTGCAGGTAACCCCAACAAAATCGAAGGAGCCGATTTCAAGGCTCTAAGGAAAGGTAAGTAACTATGTGTGCAGCATGTGGATGTGGTAAGAAAAAAGGAGAACCAGGTTATGGCAAAGGCAAAAAGGCTGATAAAGCCCAAGATGCTAAAGTCATGAAAGGCATGTCTCCAAAGGAAAAGTCTTCATTTAAAAAGGCTGATAAAGCAATGGATAAGAAGTCCATGACTCAAGCCCAAGACACCAAAAAAGATAAAGCCCTAGCAAAAAAGATTAAAGCAAAAAAGAAGTAAGGATTAAGCCCCCGCAAGGGGGCTTTTTCATTTATTATCGTTGTGTTAAGAACCATGCGGTTTTTAATGCTTTACCTGCTGATTACTTTGCTTCTCCTGTTAGGGGTTTTTTATGTCTACACCTTGGTGGCAACAGATTGCTGATATGCAATCGGCTCAAGAACGTGACGAATTTGTTAAGGGAATGTATGGGTTTAAACCCCATAGTCAGCACAGTTTTTTAATCGGCCTTTTGGCAGGTTATGTAGGTACTGGTCTCCTTTTCAAATCGAAAAAGTCACGCAATGAAAAGTAAACCTAACTACAAAAAAGTACTCAGTCAAGCAGCAAAAGAGACCACTAAGGTCATGACTGCTCAATTACGTGCAGAAGCCATTTCTAGTGGCTGGGATGCCGATGTCGCTAATTCATTGAGCGTTAAATTTTCAAACAATAAATTTAAAATTACCTCTCCTGCAAAATACGATAAAGAGATTAACAACCTTGAGTATGGAACAGAAGATACTCAACCGTCTCCTGCTATTCGTAGATATGCCAATAGAACAGAGGCTGCAGAAAGTCACATGTTAAAAGTAGCAAGTGCACTACTAAAGGGAGGTAAATTCAAGTGACTTTAGGTGCCCTATTTTTAACTGAAGATAAAGCGTTGCGTGACCTCTTAAAAGGCATGACAGTTAACGACCAAAGAGGTGACCAAGAAGGTGTTGCTCGTCCTGTTGGTGTTTGGTTTGGTATGCCTGACCAAGAAGTCAGAGACCAGTCTTACCCATACGTAACTATTGACATGATTGATATTTCAGAGGCTCGTGACCGTGCTATGCGTGGTTACATTGAGATTGATTATCTAAAGCCAACGCTAGGTGCTAATAAAGGCTATGAAATTGAAATGCCTGTACCTATTAATCTTGATTATCAGATTACAACTTACAGTCGTAACCCACGTCACGACCGTCAAATTTTAACGCAATTACTTTATACACGACTACCTTTTCGGTTTGGAACAGTCATACCAGCAGACGACACCACAGTGCGTCGTTTGGATGTCCTTGACGTTGCAAAGCGAGATACGATTGAACAAGCAAAGCGTTTGTTCATGAATGCAATAACTGTGCGTATTTCAAGTGAAATTGCACAAACACAATATAAAGAACTATATAAGGTGCAGTCAGTTCATCTCTCAAGTCCTGCTTTGTCTCCAATAAGGGGAACAAGATTTGTAGGACCTCCAGGGGACATCATTACGGCATAACATGGCAAAACTCAAACCTACGATAGGAGAAAATAATGGCGACTTATAATCGTCCTGGCGTTTACATCAGTGAACGTGTACTTCCTGCTCCAGTTGCAGCAACGGCTTCGGCTAATGCAGCGGGTGCAGTCGTTGGCACATTTGCCAGCGGTCCAACCACAACAACCTTAGTAAGTTCTTGGTATGAATTTACAAAGTATTTTGGTGGATACAACGCTCTTTACCCAGCAACATTTCAGGTAGGAGCATTCTTTAAGAACGGTGGACGTGACCTTTACGTAAAACGTATCGTCGCATCTGATGCAACAGCAGCACAAATCATCGTTGGTCGTGCTTCTTTAGCAGCAGGAACCGTTTTAACTTTTGCTGCAAAAGCAGTTGGAACTGACGGAAACAACCTACGAGTCAAACTCCAAGCAGGAACTCTAGGCACTGGTTACTATGACGTTCTTGTTTATCAAGAGCAAGTTGCAGGAACAGCAAGTGATGTAACTAACGATGTTCTTCTTGAGTCTTACGAAAACGTAGTAACAAACTCAACAACATCTAGTGATTACATTGCAACTGTAATTAACTTAGTATCTAAGTACATTACAGTCACCGTTGGAGATAACGCTAATGCTCCTGCTCTTGCGGTTTACCCACTAGCAACAGGAAGCAACGGAAGTGCTGTTGCACTTGCTGATTTCCAAAATGCAACAACTGGAACCATTGCTGGTCTAGATAACATTGACCGCCCATTGGTTGTGTTTTTACCAGCACTTGCAGATGCTATTACTGCTACGAATGCTGCAACGCATCTTGGTGAAGTTATTGGTTGGGCACAAACTAAGGCTCTACATTTTGTAGTTCTTGAAACTATTTCTGGTAGAACCGTTAATCAAGCACTTACTATTGCTACTGGTTTGGCTGGCTCAAGTTACTCAGCAATTTACTATCCAAACTATTACATCACTGACCCAGTAGGACGTTCTGCAAGTTCCATTCGTTTGATTGGTCCTGCAGGTGCTGTTGCTGGTATCTATTTGAACACCGATGCCACAGTTGGGCCATTCAAGGCTCCAGCAGGTATTGGAACAACTGTTCAAGGTGCTATCAGTCTAGAAAAAGCATTTACATCTGCAGAACTAGATAGCCTTAACGGTGCAAATGCTCCACTTAATGCTATTCGTCAACTTCCAGGTGCAGGTATCTCAGTAATGGGTGCACGTACTCTGAAGCAAGACGGTACAGCAAACCGATATGTAAATATGCGTCGTTCATTAATCTACATTCGCAAGCAACTTAATGATTTAACACAGTTTGCACTGTTTGAGAATAACGATGAGAAGTTGTGGCAACGTATTAACGTTGGTCTAACTACCTTCTTGAACGAGTACTACAACCAAGGTGGCTTGCGTGGTACTAATCCTAATCAAGCCTTCTACATCAAGTGTGATGCGGAAAACAACCCAGACAATCTGATTGCTCAAGGTCAAGTCAATATTGAAGTTGGTGTTGCTCTGCAATATCCAGCCGAATTTGTTGTCATTTCTTTGTCGCAAAAGACAGTTAACTCCTAAGAAAGAAGGAAGCAGATAAATGGCAATTATTAATAATCGTTCGTCATTAGCGACCGACCCAATTAGAAACTTTAGGTTTCTAGTTACATTTCAACCACTAGCAACAGGTGATTCAAACCTAGATGGTCTAAAGACCACAGTTGGGTTTACATCAGTATCTGGACTAGCGGTTACAACAGATTCTATTCCTTACCGTGAAGGTGGATACAACACTACTGTTCACCAGATTCCAGGACAGACATCATTCCAACCAATCACACTACAACGTGGTGTGGTTCTTGGAAAACGTGCTCAATGGGATTGGATGCGTAATCTATTTGCAACTGTGCAAGGCGGTGCTGGTCGTACTATCAATCAGAACTTCCGTTGTGACCTTGAGATTAAGGTCCTACCTCATCCAATTGCAGCAGATGTAAAAGACCAAAAGATTGAAGATGTGGCAATGCGTTTCCACGTTTACAACGCTTGGCCTACAGCAGTTGCATACTCAGACCTAAATGCAGGAGACAACTCACTATTTGTTGAGCAAATGACTCTTGTACACGAAGGCTTTGATGCTGAATGGTCTAGTATTGATACTTCTGGAAACTTTGTATCTGCTCCAGAAATTAAATACGTAGAGCCAGCCAAGTAATCTAAAGAATAGGTATACAAAATGACAACAGCAATTAACGCAGCACAAAACCCAGACCTTGTTAATTCAATGGTTTCTGAGGCCATTGCTTCTACAGAAAAGAAGCAAGGTCCAGTAACCATTGTGCCTCCTTCTGAAACCGTAGTGACACTCCCTGGCGGATATGTAAATTCCGCTGGGGATGTCATCACGGAAGTAGAGGTTCGTGAATTAAACGGTAAAGATGAAGAAGCAATTGCTCGTTCTACAAGCATGGGTAAGGCTCTTCTTACAATTCTTTCTCGTGGCACAGTAAAGATTGGCGATGTAAAAGCAACAGAAGATATGTTAAACGGACTTCTTTCAGGCGACCGTGACGCAATTATGCTAGGTATTTACAGAGCCACATTTGGACCAACAACAACTATTAATGGCGTATGCCCAGGATGTAATACATTTAAAGAGGTAGACGTTAATATCGACGAAGATATTAAGGTACGACCATTAGTTGATGAATCTCTTCGTAGATTTACTGTTGATTGTAAGGTTGGAGAAGTTGTAGTAACTCTTCCAACAGGACATGTTCAAAAGGAACTTATTAACAATTCAGAAAAATCAGTTTCTGAGTTAACAACAATTCTCCTTGAAAACTGTGTCCTAACAATTAATGGTGCTCCAGTTATTAATAAACTCCAAGTACAAAACTTAGGAATTAATGACCGCAAAATGATTGCAGAAGCCATTACCGAAAACAATATTGGACCTCTATTTGATGACATCAAAGTACAGTGTCCAGATTGTGAAAGTGAGGTAACGGTTCCTATTAATTTAGGTAACTTGTTTCGCTTCTAGCACTACAAACTACTCTAATTTGGTTGCCGAATGGTTAGCCATATCAGATAGACACACAGGATGGACTTTGACCGAAGTCCAAGAACTTTCAGTTAGAGAACGTAAGAACTGGATAAATTTATCTAGTCAAGGATATTAAGGAGTTGACATGGCAGAAATGAATGAGTCATTAAAAGACATTAATGCTCAATTTGAAAAAGCCATAAAATTCATTACCCAGTTCAATAAAGAAGCCGATAAATCACCTGGAAAACTTTCAAAAGCAGCAGGTGCTCTTAAAGGAGTCTTTAATTCTGGACGTACTGGTGAAGGCTCCACAAGCCAGATGTCTCACATGGAAGGCAAGTTTGGTGGACGTGGAGATAGTAGTTATCGCGCCTATCATGAAGAAGCCAATGCAGTTATCGGTCGTTTTTCTAACAACGCAGAAAGCAAAGCACTTGGTTATGGGCAAGGCATAGCCAGAGCAACATTTGGGATTGTTGCTGGTATTGCTGCATCTGTGCCTAGCACAGCAGAAGTTATGGGAAGTGCTGGTAACTACTATGGTGCTTCTTTACGTTCTGGCGGAATGTCACGTCAAGCAGTTAGAAGTGCAACTTTTGGTGGACTTGCTGGTGGCGTAACTAGCACACTCTCGCCTTCAACTACAGCAGCAATTTTGGCTGCTCGTGGCATCATGCCTGGAAGTGCACAGTACAACGCTACTGTTGCACAAATTGGTGGTGCTGCTCGTTACATGAACATGGCTAACGAAAATGCTGCCGTTGCTATGTCAGGTCTTACACAAGGCGGATTCAGTGCTCAGTTATACAACATGGGTATTAG